GGAGATCCAACGCCAGATGGACAGCGCACTGGTTGCGTTCGCGGTGCGTCATTACGGCTGCGGCGTAGTAGTCCATCCGCTCTTGCAGACGCTCAGGTGACAACGCGTCGATGGCGTGCGGTGACACTTCGATTTTCAGGTGTGGGCCGATCTGGTCCAGCTTGGCGTTGAAGTTCTTGATGAGCAGGATGAAGCCGAGGTCGGCATTCTGGAGCTTGTACTGGTAGCCCGAGTCCCGGCCAACCCGACCGGCATGCCAGAACTCGCCAGCGAACTGGACCATTGCGCCCGGTTTCTCAAACAGCGCCATGATCTCGGGACGGATCAGTCCGCGATACAGCTGGCGGACCGTATCGACGCCGCAACGCAGCAAGCGGACCTTGGATAGATCGACTATCCGAGCGGTGCCCGGGTCGACGAATAGTCTGCTTTGCGAGTCTTCCAACCCGGTCATGAGGTCGATTCGTTTGAAGTCCTTATTGGCCATTCCGTTTTCCCCTTTACTCTGGATTACTGTGGTTGCTTAGTAGTGGTTATCTGACGTGTTACAGGGACGTCAGCGGGGCGCCGCCGCGCCGACGCCGGCGCCCGATGCGCTACGCTGGCGACCGCCGGCGTCTGGCTCGCGGCGCGTAGAGCTAAGCGACGCCACTGGATCAATCACGCTGGTAACCGCTCCACGGCCCGTCCAGGGCGTGATGCGTTCGCCGTCGATGTCGCAGTACATATCCATCTGTCCGGCGAAGAAGCGGCACTCCCCGAGCGGTACAACGCGGGTCAGGCCACTGTTCGAAACGAGGACGACGCGGGCGGTCTTGCTCACCGGCTTGGCGTTTCCGGTGTTCTGCCAGTAAATCGCGTCTGACTCCGGCTCTTGGGGTGCAGGTGGGCGCCATGAACCCACCGGGGCCATGACGTAGCCGCCCACGCGCCATGTCATCGACATGACCGGCCCTTCGGGTTTGCTGTACACGGCGGTAGCGGCGCGGGAGGTGCGCGACGGTGCTTGCTTGGGTTCAGGCGCTGCCACAGGAGCGGGCGCGGGCGACTTCGGAACTACCGGCGTGCTGAAGAACGAGCGCACGCCCATGACGCCAAAGACACCGCACACGGTGACGATGCCAATCAGCCCCCACAGTCCCCAGGAGCGCAAAAGCGAGGCGCGCCCATCGGCCTTGGATTCGTCGCCCACATCACCCGTGGCCGATTGCGTGGCCGACTTGTAGTAGCACCACACGGTTGGCTTGAAGGTCCCGGCGGTCTGGCGCAGGAGAGCGGTTTTCGGTGGCCGCTGGCCCTTGGCAGCACCCCGGTAGATATCGACCCGGTAGTACTTCTTGGACTTCTTGACGATGCGGTAGGTGGTTTCGACCAGCAGGGTTACCCAGGTGGCGATCTGCTCCAGATCCTGGGTAACCAGCACCACGCGCATGGACTGGCCCTTTTCATCGACCCGGTGACGGTGTTCAGCCAACAGCGCCTTGTCTTCGAGTGCCGCCGCGTTGGTCTTCTGCCCCTTGGGCCAGCGGCGCCAGAGTTCGTCGAGAACCAGCACGCAGCCGTTTGGGGCCAGCTCGGAAAGATCGCGGCGTTCGAACCAGTCTGCCGGTAGCTGGACGATGGTGCCGCCGAACTCGGCCAGCAACGCATCGACCTCGAGCGGGATGTTCGTCACCACATGCCGGCCCTGTTTCAGACTGGGGATGATGACGTGCTCAACGACTCCGTAGGTTTTGCCATGGCCGGGCATGCCGGTGTATGCGTCGATGGCCATAGGTCACCCGATGATCGGCAGGCGGCGGATGACGAAGCGGATCAGGTACGCGAGCAGCACCGTGGTGACGCCGAAGTCGAGCCGGAACATGGAGGCGAAGAACTGGACCTCTGACGGGATCGACTGCATAGCGCCGCCGGCCTGGTAGAAGAAGTCCGGCACCGGAATGGCATTGAAGAACGAGACGATGCCTTCGGACAGCTGGAAGAAGATCCACTGCGGCAGGGTTTCGATGAAGTCGATAACTGAGTCGAAGGCATCCTGGAGCCATTTGAATATCTGGGCGGGGAACGCCCACACCCAATCAATGAAACGACCTAGCTTCTCAAGCATGGCGGCACCTCACGAGGACAGGACGATACGAACGCCCAGCAGGCACCAGACGGCCAGCATGAGCGCGGAGAAGATTCCGGAGATCTCGCCCCACAGGGCGCAATGACCATCGAAGGTGATCGGCTTGCCGAACAAGGTCACCGTTCCGGATGGGCAGGCACCGGAGCCGGACGGAAAGGAAATGGCACCGACCGCGCTGCCCAGGGGCGAATTGCGGATGCCATCGAAGACGCGGGACAGGGATTCGTCGAACCCCGGCACTTTGTCGGCGCCGTCGAAGTAGCTCGGTGCGACGAACGAGCAGTCACCACCATCGCAGAAGCCAGGGCCGGAGCCTTCGCCTTCTTCGTCCTCGCCTTCGCCATCACCAGTACCGGTGCCACCATCGCCACCGCCCGAGCTGCCGCCGTCACCATCACCCGAACCATCGCCGGAGCCGTCGCCATCACCCGACCCGCCATCGGAACCGCCATCAGAACCGCCCCCGCCTGAACCACCATCACCCGAGCCATCGTCGGGGTCAGTGGGATCGGTTGGGTCCGTTGGGTCGGTCGGGTCCGGATCAGGATCTGGCGGGGTATCCGGGGAGCAGAATGTGCCGTTGTAGGTGTAGCCCTCGGGGCACTTGTCGCCATCCTCGGGTGGCGGTGTGTCATCCGGATCCTGGGTATCGCCCTCGGACGGGTTGCCGGGCGTTTGCAGCGTGCTTTCGTTGCACTCGATGCCGTTGCCGGTATAGGCGTAAACGCCGAATACACCAGGCGGGTTGCCGCTGGTGTAGACGTAGACGTTGGAGGCGGCGGTGTAGGTGAAGGCGTACTGGCAACCGTTACCGCAGACCGAGCCCGGAGGGTCAATGGTCGGCTGGCCCACAGCGGCCTTCATCAGATGTTCGTGGCTGACGGTCTGGCCGTTGGTGGCTTCGCACTGCTTGGGCTGAGGAATATCGACACACCGACCGGCGTCCCAATCCCATTGCTGGGCATTGGTGCAGCTGATGGCATAGCGGAGCGTTTGAAACAGAACAGGGCCGTTGTACTGATGGCAGTTGTATCGCGTGTCATCGACCTTGCTGACGTAGCTGACGTTGGTATTTGCCGCCTTGCACGATTCAAGCGGCGTTGGCTTGGGTATGCCGCCCGAGTAGTTGGCCCGCCAGAAGAACTCGTCTGCTGCCGCTGTTTGCATGGACAGCAACGAGAAAAACAGCAGCAACAAGCTGCATATGCGGCCTTGAGCTTTCATCCCTACCACCTCGAAAAGATCGCGTAAGCGCAGGCCGATCCGATGCAGAAGAAGGCGAACTCCCAGAGCGCTTGCATGGCTACCTCGCTAAGAGAAAGGCCGGCACTAGGCCGGCCCGGGTTGCTGGTGAGCGTTACGAACGCAGGAAGCCGAGGACGACGCGGGCACCCTTGATGCCGGCATAAACCGCTGCCAGCAGGGCTGCGACGGCGAGGACACCGGTTGCGATGGTCGAGAAGTCCACGCCATCGGTCAGGGTGCTGTAGTCCCAGCCGGCGGCGTGGGAGGCAGACGCCGCGATGGCGAAGGGAACGGCGAGGGCCAGATCGCGGGAGACGCGTTTGAGGTTTTGCATGGTGGTCACTCCAAATGGGTTTTCAGGCGTGCTTGAGGAAGTCGAGAACGGCCTTACAGCCGATGCCGATCAACAGCACAGTGGTTACGAGCGTGAATCCGATCCCGAACACCTGGGCCAATACCGCGGGGTCCAGTTGGCTGGGGTCGAACTGTTCTGGAAGCTGGACCAAGACCCAGCCCCCGGAACACAGGGGCGCTCCGCCTGCATCGACCGAGACGGTGCCGTCGCAGGTGAGCGCGTAAGTCATTCGCCGGCCTGCTCGAGGTCGGCGGTTTGTTCGGAGGGCTCGCAGTCAGGGCAGACGGCGAAATGGGGCGGCAGGCTGAGGTCTGGCAGCAGGTCGCTTTGCGGCGCGGGCAGCGCCATGAGCTTGCCCATGTCGTTGCCGCAGCAGTCGCAGTACACCCGGTCATCGATCAGCATGGCCGCCCCTCCCGATTAGTTCGCTTTGGCCTGTTCCGGCTGGGTGCCGGCTGGCTTGGCGGTTTGGGTCGGCTGCTGGGTGGGCTTGGTGGCCTGGGTGGCGGGCTTCACCGATTCCAGATGCAGGCAGAGATTGTTGCCCTTCTGTTTACCGGCTCGGGCGATCTCGAAGTGGATGCGCACGGTTTCCAGCGGCTCGAAGTTGGCGCCGGAGGCGAACACTTCGTCGGCCACTTCCAGGGGAACATCCATGCTGACGATGGACAGGCCGTTTTCGGTCTGGCCGTCCGGCTCATCGCCATAGAAGACTTTAACGATCTTTACTTCGCTGCCGTTTTGGCTGAAGGCGAGTTTCTGAGTGCCGAGAAATGCAACTTCCATAGTCGAACGTGCCATCTTGTGTTTCCTCAGTTAGTTGCGCGTTATTGCGCGGTTTGCCTTTTTGCGGGCCGAGAGAGCCCGAGCAGAGGAACTGTTAAAGTTCGCCTCTTGCCTGGGTTTACGCGGCTTGCAACGGGTTTGTGGTACTAGTTATACACGCCTGGAAAGCGTTTTTATCATCGCTAAACAACTTTCATAGTTGCCGTTAGTTTGTGGAATACAGTGGGATAGTCAGGTGTTTAAACTTTCACACTATTAATTTCATCGATAGTTCATTAACACCAAGGGCTTTGCCCTTGTCATCCCACTCTTGCCGCCGAGGGCTCGGGAGCGCGGGGCGGTGAAGCTGCCCCACACTCACGAGCGGAGGCTGTTTCTGTTCGTGCAGGGTCAAGGGTTCGCTTCGCCCGTGCTTCCGTTCGCCGGATCGGTGAAGCGTGATCCGACGAGCCGGGAGCGCGGCCCTGGACCTGATCAAATCCGAGTTGCGGCATGGCGGTGAGAATTGCTCCGATGGCTACCACCGTCAGGGACTGGCTAAGCACGAGCAACACGGTGATGACGTTCATGCGTTCACCCCACCAGCTCGAACGGTTCGTGGATCGGGACGTAGGGCGTTGGCTTGCCCGAGTCGTAGATAACGCTCCACCACTTCGCGGGGCGGTCGGGTGGCGTGTGCTTCTCGCAGATAAAGGCCGGTTCCACTTTCCACTCCGAGAGCAGAGGCTTCCAGGTTCCACCGACGCAGCCCATTTTCAGCGTGCGAATCGGCCGCGCATACGCGGGGCGGCATTGGGCGCAGCGTGTGAACGGGGAGGGAGCGGGGTTCGCCACTTCGCGTCCGGACCAGCAGACAGAGCAGTCGCAGTCCGGTGCATGCGGAAGGCGTAGATAGCTGGTCGGCTTCGACATAGGTCATCCCATCCCCTGGCTTTCCGTAGGCGGCGCGGATCATGCGGAGCGCTCCTGTTCGTTGGTGCTGGGCGCAACCTGGGCGAATGACGCTTCCAGGCGGAGGACGATTTCGGCGTTCAGGGAGCGGCGCGCAGCCCAAGCGGACTGCTCGACCTGGGCGCGGAGTGCAGCAGGCATGCGCAGCTTGAATTGCGGGTCTGTGCGGCTCATGGGTTCACCCCCGGGAAACGCACCAGACGGGTTTTGCCCAGCTTCACGCTCTCGACGGCGCCAGTTCTGACCCAGCCAGCGACCATATCTACGGATACACCGGCCAGAGCGGCGAAGGCGGCTTGCGTATAGAGAGGAGGGTTCATGCGGTCCACTCCTGTTCCAGCACCCAGCTACGCAGCAGCACGCTAGAGTCCGGTCGCACCAATGCCGGCAAGCGAAGGACTTCGCAAAGGATGTCGCTATTCATCGGCGTAATCCCCCTGGCAGAACACCGACTTGCCGCGCTCGATGTCGCGGCGGATGCGGTGCAGGTTGATGACGCGGCGGCGGCCGATTTTCACGGTCGGGAGGGTGTAGGTTTCCACCCAGCCGCGCACCACGTCCTCGGTGATCTGCTCGACGCCCATCATTTCAGCCAGCACGTACTGCGTGCAGAACGGCGCTTCCCGAAAGCTGACGATCCGTTCGGCTTGGCCTTCGATGGTTAGCCCCACTACTCCAGACTGTTCCATGTGATTACCCCTATAATCCGATCATTATCAGCGCTACGACTGGAAGAGCATGTACTTAATACATGTGTCCATAATACATTAGCGGCGCCAAATGTACATAAAACATCTATGGCATTTTTCAATGAGCGAAGGGATAACCGATAGGGGCTATCGATTACTGGAGATCGCCAGCCTCAAAACTCTGGCTGACTCTGGCAGCACTGACTACGTGCGATGGCAGAACATAAAGAGAGGAAAGGCCCGCATCGGGGCGAACGAAGTCGAGATCCTGGGAAGGGTGTTTCCAAGCTATCGGTGGTGGTTGCTTACTGGCGAAGTGAGACCAGAGAATGGCCAGACAAGCCCCGACTATGACGAGGCTAATCGAAACTTGAGCAGTCCAAGCGCGGGATAGCTATAACACGGAAAGTTGCTAAACGCTGGTACGCCCGAGATTGCACTTAACTATATAAAGAAAAAAGGATTGACGACATGACCATTAGAGTTCCTGCGATCAAAGTTCATCAATGGCATGAAGAGTGGGATAAAGTCCGCTGGGATGGGGCTAAGTATAGGTCAGAGCCGCCTAAGTTTTTCATGGTTCTATCTATGAAGGCGGTGGATCTAAGAAGGCTCTCTGCAATTTACCGCAGAAACTCTCAATCAGGCACTGCGCGAGCAGAAGACTTAGGTATTCAGCGGCGGCATGACAAACAGCGCTCTGAAGATATAAAAGAGTTTGTGAGGTTTGGGTATCCTTACTGTGACCTTAAGGAAGGAATAAGAGACAGTGGAGAGCACGAGTCTCTGAGAAAGCCTGGCTGGCTGCCTACAGGTATAGTAATCAATATTCTAAAGCCAGAGCCGAAGTGATAAGAAGGTTGCTCCAGAGGACCTCATAACTATTGAGGAGAATGGAAGGGTTGCTGAATTTGTTCTTCCTTCTTCTTATGATGGCGAAGACTGGAAGCCAAAGTCTATCGCGCCTATTGAGGTTATTGATGGGCAGCACCGTCTCTGGGCATTTGAAGAAGAAACCAGTCCTGATTTCGAAATGCCTGTGATTGCCTTCTTTGGTCTTGATATTAGTTGGCAGGCATACCTATTCTGGTCAATTAACATAAAGCCAGTAAAAATTAATGCTAGCCTGGCCTTTGATATGTATCCGCTGCTTAGGGCTGAAGATTGGCTCGAAAAGGAAGGGCATAAAGTTTATAAAGAGGCTAGAGCTCAGGAGCTTGTTGAAACGCTTTGGGTTCACCCATTAAGCCCTTGGAAAGATAAAATTGATATGTTGGCGACGCCTAATAATCCGTATGTGCGTCAGGCTTCTTGGATTCGGACAATTATTAGCGCCTTTATTAAGCCCATCGACTTGAAGAAGAGTAAGGGTGGGCTCTTCGGTGAGGTCGTTAATGCAAAAGAAAATGTTGTTCCTTGGACAAGGGCTCAACAGGCAGCTTTCTTAATCTGTACTGGTGGAGAGTTATACAGCAATCTCCAAAAAGGGCAGTATCAATGGGCGAATGTGCTTAGAAAAGAAATCAATGCTGATTGGGTTGATACAGCGAACGATCCTGCTATGTTTGGCAAGAAAACCCTTTTAAATAGTGATCAGGGTATTCGAGCTCTTTGGTTGGCGGTAAATGACATTTTTACTTGTAAGATACATGAATGGCGCCTGCTTGAATGGGAGCCCTGTGAGGATGTAGGTGATGTGACAGAGGATGCCGTCACCAATGAAATACGGAGCCTTCATGGAAATCATATATTTCCCATGCTGGCCGATTTGGCAGATTGCTTGGCTTCATTCGATTGGCGCAGCTCTGCCGCTGATGAGCTTAGCGAAGAAGAAAGATTGATCCGCAAGGGATTTAGAGGTAGTGGCGGGTACGTGGAGCTGAAGAAGAAGCTTTTAGAACATATCGCTCATAATAGTGGCAGCGGCGAGGTGGTGGATGCGGCAGATACAGCGCTACGCTACTAAGGGGCGATATTATGATTCTAAACGCCAATCAAAAAAACGTTTTAGCTCTTGCTTGTCCTAATGCCACGGAAAGAGCATTGGTGCGTGCAGCAAGCAACTTTTCGAATAGCCAGTTGATAGCGCAAACAAATAATTACAGAACGGACGCGCGTGCAAAAATACAAGCATTACTGACCGGTCAAGGTCCATTTGTTGTACGCGATCCACGAACACCACCTATTGACCGCTGGGTGTTTCGTTTAGCGAGGCAGGGTCGGTGTGCAGTTCCACGGCAGCAGCGCGTCGTAGTCCTCGACGGCCTGGGCCTGAGGCAGTCGTTCGAGGACGTGGCGCAGGTAGGCGTAGGGTTCCTGGCCGTTGGCCTTGGCGGTTTCCACCAGGCTGTAGAGCTGGGCGCTGGCGGACGCGCCCCGGGGCGTGTCGCTGAACAGCCAGTTCTTGCGGCCGATAACGAAAGGCCGGATGGCCCGCTCGGCCGCGTTGTTGTCGATCGGTAAAAAGCCGGCTTCGACGTAGCGCACCAGGCGGCTCCAGTTGCTGGCCAGGTAGCTCAGCGCCTTGCCCAGGGCATTCTGCGCGGTGACCTGGGGCTGGGTTTTCTCCAGCCAGGCGCGTAGCTGCGCGAGCAGCGGCACGCTGTGCTGCTGCCGCCCGGCCTGCCGGGCTTCGTCGCTCGCCGCCTTGAGGTCGCGCTCGATGCCGTAGAGCTTGTTGATCAAGCCCAGGGCGATGTCGGCGCGCCCGGTCTTGCCCTTGGGTTGCACCTTTTGCGCCTCGACGAACTTGCGCCGCGCATGGGCCCAGCAGGCCAGGCGTTCGACGCCGTCCCGCGCGGCCACGGCGTTATAGCCGGCGTAGTCGTCGGTCATCAGGTAGCCGCGATAGCCCTCGAGCAGGTGCAACGGCACTTCCTGCGCGCGGCTGGATGAGTAGTCGAAGAGGATCACCGGCTTATCCGGCGGGCCGCCGGTTTGCACCCACATCCAAGATTGGCTACTGGGCGCTCGGTCCGGTTCCTTGAGCACTTGCACCCGGGTTTCGTCGCAGTGGATCACGCGGCTGTCGAACAGCTGGTCGCGCAGCAGGTTGAGCACCGGTTGCAGCTGCTGGCCGCACTGGATCACCCAGCGCGCCAGGGTCTGGCGGGAAAGCTCGAGGCCGTGACGGCTCAGCACGTTTTCGAAACGGTGCAGCGGCAGGCCGTCGACGTACTTGGCGGTCAGCAGCGTGGCCAGCAGGCTGGGGCTGGCCAGGCTTTTCTCGATCAGTTGCGCCGGCTTGTCGGCGGTCACCGGCGCGGCTTCGCAGCCCCGGCAGCCGTAGGTTTTACGGATGTGGCGGATCACCCGGATCTGCATCGGCACGATCTCCAGCTGCTCGCTGGTGTCTTCGCCGATGACGTGTTTGCGGCACCCGCAGACGCAGGTCAGCTCATGTTCGGGCAGCTCATGGAGGACCTCGATGCGCGGCAGCTCGGCCGGCAGCGGCCTGCGCTTGCCGCGGCGCTTGAGCGGCGCAACGCCTTCTTCTGCATCGTCAGCGGCCTCTGCCGTGGCCGGGTCGGCCAGGCTTTCGGCCTCGTTGAACATGGCCAGCTGCGGCGAGTCGGGATCGGGGCTCTGCTCGGATTTACGGCCGAACAGGCGCTGGAGCAGCAGCGCATTTTGTTCGCGAAGGTGCTCGATTTGCCCGTCCTTGGCCGTTATTGCCTTGTCCTTTTCCGACATCTGCGCGCTCGCCGCGAGCAGCAACTGCTTGAGCAGAATCGGGTCGTCGGGAAGGGTTTTGGGCATGGTCAGCATGCCGTGGATTATACCGGTTCAGGTCACGAAACGTGGGGTCAGCACCTGGTGCGGGCGGTTGCGCCAGAGGTCGATGCCGTCCAATAACCAGTTCAATTCCTGGGCCGTCAGCACGATGGCCGCGTCACCGGGCTCGGGGTGCGACTTGAAGCGCTCGGCATCCAGGCGCTTGAGCCACAGGCAAAAGCCGTTGCGCTCCCAATACAAAATCTTCACCCGATTGCGGGCGCGGTTGAGGAAGACGAACAGCACTGGGTCGAACACGGCGACCTTGATATCCAGTTCGACCAGAGCGGCCAGACCGTCGATGGATTTTCGAAAGTCCACGGGTTGGGGGTAGAGGTAGACTTTTTCGACCTTGGCATCGGGACGCATCATGCCGGGTAAGCTCCAGAGGGAATCGGGAGCTCAGCATCCGGCCTCAGGCCGCGGGTTTGAAGGTGGGGTTCATGGCGCGGTTACCATTTGTTGAGCCAGATCTTGCGGACGTTATTGCTACATCAACAGTACTTCACTTTTACGATGGCTGGTCATATCTTGCGGAAGCACTCAAGGCTAGCTATCGAGGTGAAATAGGTATTGCGAGGCATGTGGCCTACTACGCCGAGCTCCGCGCAGCAATGTCCATTTTGGCAGCAAGCGGGATTGGAGTTTTTGACAATCGCCATGTTGTAATTGACGCGGGCGGGAGCATTGTTGCCGTTCCTGGAAAAGTACCAACTCATCAAATGGCTTGGCTTGCCCTACAGGAGTGGGGCGGCTTACAAACATCAGGTGTTTTGCTAGGAGAGGAGATAAATGCATTTGGCAGCACGTTGAATGAATGGCTAAGAGAGTTTCAGGGAACAGCAACGTTCAGTCTAACTGGTGCAGAGTGGATTAGTAACTGGGGATTGGATTTGCAGCAGTTCTCACAGGACAGAGAATCTAGGAACGAAGTAAGCTATAGGGTTAATTATAACTATGTGTCGCCGTGTAAAAAGCCACGTGAATTGGCGCCTTTTATTCGGGATATTTGGACAAATACAGAGCCAGGCGCATCGCCGTTTATTTTGCTGGACCAGTTCTTGGTTCGTGGTGCGCTTGAGAAAGTATATAAGGCAAAAGTTCAAACCAATCTTGGTAAAGATTACCTTGAGCGGGTGGCGAAGACATGTCGCAACTTAAATGCCGGGATTTACACTGACTTTCTTTGTCGAAAGGCGACGGTCAGTGATCCTGAGTTCCTGATTTTTGCTAGCAAAACTTCAGGTGTTCATGATGATTTTCAGTATCTCGAAGTTATATCGCGCGCTTATCTTCTGTTGAGAGTTGCTAGTGCGGCCACAAATTATTTATTCCGAAGGTCTGGCTTGAGCTTGCAGGACTTAGAATTTTGGTGGAAGCATACTGGTACTGCAAGCGGTTTATGGTCAAGTGTGGCTCCGCCCGATTCACCAATTGAACTTTGGGATACAATTGATATGTCGCTTGAGGATCTTAATGAGTGGGTTAGCTCAGGCGGCAATGACTGTTGGTTTGAGGTTCATAAAGATTTAGGTGCCAGCATTAATTCTTTAGCAAGAATTGAGCTGGGCGCTCTCTGGGGAATAGCGTGACGATAGAAAAATCCACTCCTTTTTTGAAGTGGGCAGGGGGGAAGCGGTGGCTGATAGATAGTCACTCAAATATTTTCCCTTTAAACTTTAGACGATATATTGAACCATTCCTTGGTAGTGGTGCAGTTTTTTTTGCTTTGCAGCCGAGTTCAGCAATATTGTCGGATCTCAATGAAGAGCTAATAGACACCTATGCAGCTATCAAAGAAGATTGGGAAAACGTTTTTGCTGCTTTAACTATGCACCATTCTAGGCATAGTAAAGAATATTATTACAAGATTAGGTCGTCAAAGCCAAGGGCTGCACATACTAGGGCGGCGAAGTTCATATATTTGAATCGGACGTGCTGGAATGGGCTGTATCGAGTAAATTTACAGGGTGAGTTTAATGTTCCTATCGGTACTAAGGTAAACGCTATTTATCCTACAGATGATTTCGGTTTGTTATCCAGGAACTTAGCTGGTGCGACGCTTCTTGCCGGGGACTTTGAGCGAGCCATTGCGATGGCTGAGGCAGGGGACTTAGTTTTTGCTGATCCGCCATATACGGTGAAGCATAATTTAAACGGTTTTGTTAAGTATAATGAGAAGATATTTAGCTGGGAAGATCAGATACGTCTGAGTGAAAGTTTGAAGCAGGCAGCTAGTAGAGGGTGCACGGTTATATCAACTAATGCGCACCATCCGGCAGTTCAAGAGCTTTATGAAGATGTTTTCCATTTAGATACTCTAAACAGACATAGTGTAATCGCTGCATCCTCTAACTTTAGGGGGAAATACGATGAGCTATTAATTCGCTCAGGGGAGACAGTGACAGTGACTACATCGTTAGGTTTTGATGAAAGACTCTGA